ATCACGGTTACAAACGGGGACGCGGAAACCGTCTACACCGTGATAGTAACAAAAACCATCGGGGACTAAGGGAAGCCTTCGGGCTTCCCTTCCCTAAAGGCAGGTGGTGATATGGCGTTACTAACCCCTCAAAAAGTTGCTGAAGCACTTGACTACGACAGCCCGGAGCAAGTACCGCCGAAAGCCTTCTCCTACGTTCCTGCTATTGAAGAATACCTGACGGTTGCTACGGGAAAGCGGTGGGGTGACGAAGAACCGGTTGACCCATTGGCGCAAGTGACAGCCCAGGTGATTCTTGTGCGGTGGTTTGAAGATCCGGGGCAAGTGGGAAAAGTGTCTGACCAAAGCCTGATTACCATGATTGGCATGCTCAAGGCGAAAGCTGGTGGTTAGCGTGAAAAAACGCAAAAGGGTGTTCCGCCATCAAGTTGTTATCGAAATGTACACTGAAATTGGCCGGAACGAGCTGAACCAGCCTATCCGCGACTGGGTGCCATTCGCCACTGTGTGGGCGGAAATTGATCCTCTGCGCGGGCGCGAATATTGGGCAAGCAGGCAAGTTGTTAACGAGCAAATAGTCCGCATTTCATTCCGCCATATCAAAGGCATTAAGCCCGACATGCGTGTTAGGTGGGGCGACAGGGTATTTGAAATAGAGTCCGTCATGAACCCAGTGGAGCAAAATTACGAGATTCAGCTTATGTGCAAGGAAAAGGTGAGTTGAATGCGGATTCGCGTGGAGATCAAGGGTTCTAAGGAACTCCAAAATGCCCTGAAGAAAATTCCTAAAAACGCCACCAGACGTTCGCTAGCCAAAGCGGCTAAGGCGGGTGCAGAACCAATTTTAAGAAGTGCGAAGCAAAAGGCTCCGGTGGATACCGGGCGACTTCGCGATTCGTTGCGTTCCACCTTTGCGTACCAAAGCTCCAGGGCAGTGAGGGTGCAAGTGGCTTCCAGCCTGAAACCGGAAGGAGGCTCTCGGCATTCTTACGATTACTACCAGGAGTTTGGTACGTCTTTCCACCCGGCACAGCCGTTTATGCGTCCTGCCGTGGACGAGCAGCACGCCAACGCAGTGGAACAGACACGCAAAACAATGGAAGAGGCGGTGCTTGAGGAGGTGAAGAAACTTGGACATTGAAAGCGCGTTGGTTGCTCATCTATTGGCCGATGATGAACTGACTGCGCTTGTTGGGAACCGCTTGTTCCCCTTGGCGATACCGGAAGGGGAAAAAGCCCCTGCGGTGGTGTGGCAACGTGTCAGCTCGCCACGAACCCTTTCGCTTAGCGGAAATTCCGCTGACAGTCCAAGATTCCAGTTTTCTGCCTATGCGGACGATCTAGTGCTTGCACGAAGGATCACACAAGCGCTGAATAACGCCCTTGATTTCTTTGTGGGGGTGTTGGGCGACAAGACAAAGGCCCAAGTAATACGGGCCGACTATCGGGATAGTTACGAACACGAGACGGGTCTATACCGCTCAGATGTAGACTTTTTCATTTATTACACAAATAAGAAGGAGTGAAAGTTATGTGGGGCATTGGAACTAAGTTTCAGGTAAAGAAAGAGGGCGAGTCCACGTTTACGGACATAGCCCGCATTCGTAGTATTACACCTCCGGGTGTAACCGCTGATATGGCGGACACCACCGTTTTGAGTTCCGAGGACGGCGTCGAGGAAAAACAGCCAACCATTCTTCGGTTGGGGGATGCAACCCTGAATGTACTGTTTGAACCAGATGATGAAGACCAGAAGGCGTTTCTTGAGCGGCTGGTAAACCGGGAATTGGTTACTTGCCGCATTGTCTACCCAGACGGGGATAACTACCTAGAATTTCAGGCATACATTGCCGGATTTGAACCGGGCGAAATCACGACAGATGGGCTTTTGGAAGCAACTATTACCTTGGCTGCTACCGCAAAACCGTCTTTCGGTGTTAATCAGGGGGCTTAACAGCCCCCTGCAACATTAAGGAGGTATACCCATGGCCAAGAAAGTTTACTTGACCAAAGAAGCTATTTTGGGTGCAAATGACATTGAAGTCAGAGAAGTGGAAGTCCCTGAATGGGGCGGCATTGTAGGTGTTCGGGGTATGACTGGACGCGAACGCCAGAAATTCGAGGAGTCTTTGCAAGGAAAGAAGGGGCAAATAAACACCAGGTATGCCCTGGAAAAACTTGTTGCTTTATGTGTTGTTGATAAGGACGGGAACAGGCTGTTCTCTGACGATGACATAGCGGCATTGTCGAAGAAGAGCGCTAGGGCACTTATGCGTGTTGCCGCAGTTGCTACTGAACTTAGTGGGCTAACCAAGGAAGACATGGAGGAGATGGTCGAAAATTTCGACGCGACTCTCTCCGACGACTAGTCTTTGAATTGGCCGTCCTGTTGGGTATGTCGCCGGGCGAGGTGCTTGATAAGCACACAAGCCGCGAATTAACCGAATGGCACGTGTATCTGCAAATGTATCCACAGGGCGCAGTTCGGGGGGACTTGCAGGCTGGTATCATAGCCAGCACTGTTGCCAACGCACACAGGGGCAAAAATGGGAGGCGGTTCAAACCCGACGACTTTATGCCGAGGTTTGGTTTGCAGCAGAAGGAACAAACAGAAGAAGAAATACAAATGAACGCCCAATTACTGGGACAAGCGTTCGGCGGAAAAATGGGCAAGTTGAGCGAGGGAGGCTAGGGCCTCCCTTTGACTTATATGCGCGAAAGGAGGGTGGTGGGAAAATATGGCAACCGTTGCGTCGTTGGTGATTAACCTAACGGCCTCAACCTCACAGCTAGAGAAGGGTTTCCTTCAAGCAACCCGCCTAACTGATAGGTTTGTGAAAAGCACGAAGTCCGTTACTCGCCAACTGGACGAAATAGCGCGGTATGGGCGTAACGCAGGTTTAGCCTTAACCGCCATGAGTCTGTCCGTTAGAAAGCTAGTAAAAGCGTCGGCGGATCACGAAGAATCGATGTTGCGGGTGAAAGCAGTCGCCAGGGCAACGGTTCAGGAATACCATACCTTGAGTGCTGCGGCACTTCAAACCTCCACAACCACGCGGCATTCACTGTCTAGTATTGGCGAAGGCATGAAATTTCTCGCGATGGCTGGATTCCAGGCTAAAGAAATCGCCGAAATGATACCTGTTGTAACTCGAATGGCTACTGCTGGTGCTGTGGATATGGTTACGGCTGCCGATATTACCACCAACATTCTAGCTGGCTACGGCATGGCGGTAGAGGATTTATCAAAGGCGACAGACGTTCTTGTAGCGGCCTTTACTGGCGCTAACGTCACCCTGCAATTGTTGGGCGAAACGTTTAAGCACGTTGGGCCTGTGGCAAGAAGCGCGGGAGTGGAATTTGAGGAAATTGCCGCCGCTGCCGCTTTGCTCGGTAATGCCGGTATTCAGGGTTCGATTGCTGGTACGTCGCTAAAGAGTGCTATCAGTAAGCTTGTCAGTCCATCCAATACTGCTGCCCGAATTTTGAAACGCTTGGGTGTGGAGACTACAACGAGTGAAGGCAAACTGCGTAATCTTGCCGATATTATCGAAGATTTGAGCAAAGCCGGTGCCACCACCGCTGACGTGTTGCGCATATTCGGGCTTAGGGCTGGGCCTTCAATGGCTAGGTTGTTGGACGTGGGCGCAGACGCTTTAAGGCAGTACACCCAACGTTTGCGTGATAGTGAAGGTTGGGCTGAACTGATCGAAGCGGAGCAAATGCAGAGTTTCAACGCTCAGCTTGACTTAACGAAGAACATCATCCACGCTTTCAGCGTTGAACTTGGCGATGTTTTGCTGCCTTATATGAAGACACTAAATTGGCTAATTGGCGACCTTGTTGACGGTTGGCGAAACTTGGATGACGCCACGAAAGACAACGTCATTCGCATCGCTGTTGTTGGTGGCGCAATACTATCCTTCATTACCGTGCTCGGACTTGTTGCTGGCGCAATTTCCATGGTTATCAAGGGGTTCACTACCCTCGGTATAATTCTTGGCCTGGTGACGAGCGGACCTGTGCTTACTATTTTAGGGATAGCGCTTGCTATTGGGTACCTGAAGAAAGCCTGGGACGAGAACCTAGGCGGGATACAAGACAAAACGAAAACTGTGCTAGATGCGATCAAAGGCTACTGGGCCCGTTTCATGACTTGGTGGGAAGGCACGCCCGCAGTAACGCCAGAGGGGTTAACGTCTGGCTTCGACTCCGATCAACCCGGATTTAAGTACAAACTGCTTGCCATGAAGCAGTTTCTGGCCGAGAAGTGGGAGTGGGTTATCGACATTGGCGGGGAAGCATGGAAGTGGATTACCGAAACAACGTTGGAAGAAAAGCTCGAAGACACTAAGCGCTGGCTGAAAGAAGGCTGGGAATGGGTCATTGATCTGGGCGGCGAAGCCTGGGATTGGTTCCTCAACGATACCGCGCTCGGCAATGCCCTTCAGCGTGCATGGGCGCGGATTGAGACATGGTGGCACGGCGTCCCGGCGGTGACTCCCGAAGGCCTTACGTCGGGTTTTGATTATGATCAGCCAGGGTTCAAACACAAACTGATGGGCATTAAATACACCTTTATCCAGACGTGGAACGACATTAAAGACAAGGTTGTCGAGGTATGGGAGACTATCAAAACCACTGTTAAAGATACTATTGATTCTATTCGCCTGGCATGGGCGCGGATTGAGACATGGTGGCACGGCGTCCCGGCGGTGACTCCCGAAGGCCTTACGTCGGGTTTTGACTATGATCAGCCAGGGTTCAAACACAAACTGATGGCCATGTGGGCAGAAATGAAGCGCATCGTTTCCGAAGGTTGGGAAACCATTACAGGTAGCGTAGTGGTACAAGCCATCATTGAGTTTACCGGCGACTTGTGGAACGCCCTGAAGAAAGGTTTCGACACTGGTGACTGGGAACCGTTCTGGTCGCTTGTAAGCGAAGGCTGGTCTAAGGGTGTATTGGTTTATCTCACCATTTCCAGCACAGTTCAGGGCATCTCTGCGGCGCTAAATGCCATAAGAAAGGGCCTCGGCGTAGGCACCGCTGCTTCAGCCCTAGGTGTGGAAGGTGTGCTGGGAGCACTAACCGTCTTGATCCAGCTGGCCGAAGCTGAAGCAACAGGTGGCTATCGGGAATTTGCCGAAAACGTTGTTTTAGCATCTTTGGCCAGCATATTGGTGGGTTTGGGTTTCAACCCGAAACTTGGGGCACTTGCTTTCACGGTGTTCATGAACTTAAAGCTGGGCGAAACGTTCTTCGACGCTTTCCGAGGTCTTGGCGAAAAATGGGACAACTTCTTTAAAGAGCTCACGGGGTACACGCCCGATGAGTTGGGCGAACTGATCCATAATCGGTTGTATGGACCGCCCGCTGAAGTTGACTACCCACTTCAACCCGCTTGGCAATGGACATTTACTACCAAGCCAGGGCAAGGCCCGCTCGATCTGTATAGGAACTACTACTCCGAAGTCTACCCCACCATGCGGGAGTTTGAAGAAGCAGTCAAAGCCCTCAACCCACAAGTGGGCGATCCCTTCACGTTCGAAAATCTGGGCAAAAAGTTGTGGCTTCCGCCACTCCCTCAGAAGGAATACGTAAGTGACTTCAAGGGGTTAATAAGGCAAATTGCTTCATCGCCGGAATTCGATGACCTACGAGCGAAGTTGTCTGAATGGAACATCGTGCTTGAAGACTTCCTGGTTAAACTTGCCGAGTCTGAGTCTGGCTTGAAGGACATGGTGAACTGGGCGGGGGCGCGCGGCGAGTTTCAGATGATGCCTGAGTCCATGAAAGCAGTCGAAGAAGCACTTGGGACGTCGCTTAACTGGGACGACGCTACTGAACGGGCCTTTGGTTCTATT